GTCTCCACCTCGATGTGGTGGTCATCCATTGAAACCCATCTCCTTCAGACGCTTCAGCGTCTTGTGTTGTGGTGTGCCCCTTGGGCTGAACGACATGTACGTGCAGTCATCCCGCTCCGGGTGGGTCACCTTCCAGTGACCCGACCCGGTGCGTTCGACCACGAAGCCCTGCTTCTTCAGGGCCTTGACCAGCTTCATCTGTTCGGCTCGGCCGGACATCACTTGCCTCGCAGGCTGGCAGCCAGGTACTCCGCAACCTTGCCGTCGTTCTCATCGACGGCCTCGACCTCGATGGTGTCGTTGGCGAGGATCGCTGAGTCCGGGATGTCGATGATCGCCGCCGGCATCAGCGGCATGAACACACCCTCGCTCAGCTGGATCGTCAGCTTCACGACGTGGCACCCGCTCTGCGGACGCACCGGCTTCTTCTGGGTGATGGTCGTCACCTGGATGGAGTCGACGCAGTCGATGTACCCCTGCACGGTGTCGTACCTCCGCCCGAACTTCGGCTTGACCTGCGCGTAGAACGTGGTCTTCACCTTGCGCGGCGTGCTCATTCGCTGCACTCCGGCGTGTTGATCACGCTCAGTCCCTCACCTGGCCAGCGTGCCTTGATGAACTCCTCGACCGACCGGGCCTGGATCATGTCCGGTCCCATCAGCTCGAAGAAGATGTCCATGTACCCGAGGATGTCGTCGCTGTTGTCGGAGTACTCCGGCATCACGTCGGTGCGCAGCATCTTGTACGCCACCATCATCAGTGGCACCTCCCACGCCTTGATCTCGTGGCCGATCAGACCCGACCACATCTGTGCCACACGCGGGAACGTCTCGCCCGGCTCGCCGTAGACCTGGCGCCGCCGGTCGATGACCTCGTCCAGCAGCGCGCTTCTCTCGTCACTCATGTTGCCCTTCTCTCACTGGTGGTTGAAAAAAAATTTCAGCAGGTGATGACCTTCCAGTCAGCACCGTTCAGGTGGTCACGCACCAGGTCGGCCAGCACCTGGTTCAGCCACTCCTCCTTGACCATGCCGAACAGCGCGATGCGCGCTGCCGAGCGCAGGTCCTGGTGGTGTGTGGGTGTACTGAACAACCACACATTCAGCAGCTTCATCAGCTCCGGGCGGATCACCTTCTTCACGCCCTCGTTCAACAGCACCTTGCCTCCGGTCGCCTTGCCGATCTCACCCACCGCGGTGACCATCTTCTGGTCCGTTGCCAGGTGTGACCTTGGACGATACCCCTCCACGAAGACACGCGGGCGGACCCGGTACGCACCATCGAGGACCCAGTCCCTGATGGGTGCCGGCCTGCTGCCGGAGAACACGGCGTGGTCGATCTCGACCCGCTTGTCACCGGGGTAGAACCTCAGCCTGACCGCACCTGTGTGCACCAGTCCCGGGTCCACACCCACGATGTGGATGTACTCTGTCAATGCTCGCTCCTTCGGGCGTCGAGGGTGGCCCGGCCTGGTACTTCTCTCCCAGGCCGGGCCATCCATCACTTGATGTAGCGGTACGCCGACTTGATCTCGGCGTCCAGCGGGAAGCCCGGCAGCCAGGGTGGCGCCGTGCTCATGATGCTGTGCAGGTCGAGCTCCACGGAAGTGCACGACTTGCGTGCATGGAGCGGACTCCAGTCCACCACCAGCTCGTCATGGAACTGACCGATCAGGGTGGTGTTGGTCTTCACGCACATCGTCTCGGTCTGCGACATGACGTACATGAAGATCTCCCGGCACAGCGACTGCGTCAGGATGCCGGCCAGCTTGCCGCCGTACAGCTCGTAGAACCTGAGCTGCTTGGTCTTCGGATCCTTGAACGTCGCACTCCACAGGTCGCCGGTCTTGCGATCGGACGGCTTGTAGTAGGCCACGTTCCTGCCCCGGGTGTAGCACCCGTGGAAGTACCGCTTCAGGATCCTGTTGTGGTGACTGTCCGACACCACCATCGACACCGACTGTGCCTTCGGGTGCTGCCGGTGCAGCGATGCCGGTGTGGGCACCGGCCTCATCTCGAGAAGCAGGCCACCACCGAGGTGGTACTGCTCCCTCGTACCCCGCTCGACCACCGTGCGCAGCACGCTGTCGAGCTGGGTCCAGAGCTCGAGCGTTGCAGGGCATGCGTCGCGCCAGTCATGGACCAGCCCGTTCGCCTCACCCTCCGTCAGCTCAATGCCCATCTTCGAGGCGAACGCCTGCACCGCACCGCCGCCTGCGCCGTAGCCACACGACAGCTCGCCCACCTTGCCGAACTTCCGGGAGTTCCCGAACTTGTCGGCCAGGATCTGGTAGATGTCCAGGTCCTTCTTGTAGGCGTTGGTCTTCCAGGTCTCACCTGCCAGGTAGGCCAGGCCCCTGGACTCCACCGACTTGAAGTCACCGACGATCAGCCGGGCACTCGTGCTGCTGGCTGTGAAGCACTGGCGAAGGTTGTTCGCCAGCATGTCGTTGCCCCAGTCGATGGCCTCGTCGTACACCTCATCGGTGTCCGCGATCTCGGCCAGCTGCTTCAGGTTCTGCATCTGCACCGACCTGCCGCTGGTGCGCAGCGTCTGCCCCGCACCGCAGTGGACGTACTGGTCGTTCAGCCTGCCGCCACTCTGCGTGTCGATGATGACCTGCAGCTTCTTCAGGCTGGACCCACCCAGCACCTGCTTGGTCTGCAGCAGGTGCATCACCTCTTCGTACTGGTCCACCTTGTCCGGGTGCAGCGTGCCGCCTCGGCACTTGGCCTCGATCCGCTTGAGAAGCGAGGCCACATGCTTCTCGTCGAACGACGTGGCCTTGATGCCACGCTTGGCACACCACTCCTTCATCTGCTTCAACGAGTTGAGGTTGATGTTGGAGTCCGGGTACGCAGAGGTGAACTCCTTGAGCGCACTCTCCATGTTCTCGTGGTACCGCTCCTGCATGGCATGCACGAGCATCAGGTCCACCGGCCAGCCGAAGCTGTTCATCTTCATGGTCAGCGACTGGTAGTGCATCTCCTTCGAGGACAGCCAGGACAGGTAGGTCTCCGCGATGCGCAGCCCCAGCTCGGAGTCCAGGTCACAGTAGTCACCGAACTCCTCCCACTGTGCAAGGTTGTCCTCGATGATCCGCTCATCGAACGCACCGTTCCCGTTGTCCGCCTGGTACTTGCCCGGCACGGAGAACAGCTTGATCAGGCCGAGGCCCGAGGCCATCTTGTCCACGTTCAGCAGCTGAGGTGCAGCCGCCTCGAGGTGGCTGCCCGCGCCAGCAGCACGGGCAACCACCGCCGAGTCGACGAACCTCTTGGCCGGGTAGTCCAACCCCAGCCACGACAGCACCGCCCACTCGAAGCCGGCGTTCTGCGCCACGATGGTGGCACTGCCGATGACGTTCTCCACCTCTGCCGCCAAGCGTCGCTTGCCCAGCAGGATGTCGAACCGAGCGCGGAGCAGGTTGCCCGACACACTGTCCGTCGCCGTCAGGCTGGCGATCAACGGCGTGAAGTTCGGCGTCCTGATGTAGCGGGACAGCCCGTGCTTCTTCAGGTCGACATCACTGTAGGTCTCGAAGTCGAGACCGACCATCATGCTCATGCTTCCCTCCTTCAGAGGTCGAGGATCTCCACCTCGTCGACGACGGATGGGTACAGAATCTGCATCATCGGCGGGCACGGGATGCTGCCCCGCAACCCACGTCCGTGCGGGTTGGCAGGGCAGAACGTGCAGTGCTTGCTCGGCCCGAAGGACCGGTCACCAGCGAGGATCTCCCGCTCCGTCTGCTGCACCTCCGACATGAACTTCTTCAGGTCGTCGGTGCTCACCCACTGCCAGTCGATGTTGTCGGCCCACGGCTGCACGATGTGCGTCGTCACACCCTTGGCCTTCGGCGCCAGGTGTGCGAAGCAGATGGCGTAGTACCACAGCTGCTCGTTGTCGAACACCTCCACCTTCATGCGACCGGTCTTCCAGTCGATGACGTGGATCTCGTCTGCGGTGTACAGCACCAGGTCCACCGTGGTCTCGGGCTCACCCTGCAACCAGGTGGCCTTGACCTCCTGCTCCACCAGCACCTTGAACCGGCGCCTCGTTCGCAGCTCTGCCACGTAGGCCAGCGCCTTGGACAGGTTGACCACGTCCGAGGTCGGGTGCCGCATGATGCGGGCCAGGTCCTCGTGCATGTCCGACCCACGGTTGGCTGCCGTGTCCGCCGAGCGGTCATCGACCGGTGGCACGTAGCCGACGATCGCTGTCTCGAGGTCGGCGCTGGCGTGGCACGCCATGTGCCGGCCGACCTGGCTTGCGCTCAGCCGCTCAACCATTGCTCGGCTCCACCTGCTCCAGCCAGAACGGGAAGACACCGGCGTCGAGCCGCTTGTTCGTGGCCATCAGCATGAACAGCGGGAAGGTACCCGCTGCCACCTCGACGATGGTGTCGTCACCCTCGACGACAGCCATCACGTCCACCACGGGCTGCGCCTTGCGCAGCGTGTTGATCATGCAGCCCTCGAAGAACGCGCCGTCGCGCACGAGGATCTGGTACTTGCTGCCGTCGGTGAACTCGACGGTCACGTACGGCACGACGTTGTTCTCCTCGTGCCTGGTCTTCAGGGACTGGATGGTCTTGCCCTCGAAGTCGAGGAGCCAGTCCTTCTCGACCTGCGTATTCACAAAATCACTCACGACAAACTCTCTCTCTGTACGAAGGGGCAGGGGGTGGCCGCCGGCGTAGCGACCACCCCCTGCTTGATCAGTCGGCGAAGATCTCGTCCTCGTCGACGGTGACGCCGCCGCCGAAGCGGTCGCCGTCAGCCTTGAACACGGCGACACCCGCCGATGCGGAGACGCCGACGCTGCCCGTCTCGTAGGCGTACAGGTTCAGCGTCGCCGCCACGTAGCAGCCGGCGTACATCTGGTGCACCGTCTGGTTGATGGGACGGATCACCGGGAAGGACAGCAGGTCCGGGTCCGGAACCGCGAGCTCGTCCTCGTCGTTGACGATGGCCTTGAGCTCGATGTCCGTGCCACGGTTGCCCGACACCTTGACGCTGGCCACGCACTCCGGAGCCAGCTCGGCCGTCTTCTCGTTGATCACCTTGATCGGCAGGTACGGGGGCTGGTTGTCCCAGTCCGCAGCCGTCAGCAGCTTGACGATCCGGTCCACGTTCTTCTTGACCAGCGCGTCCCGCTTCTCCTGCTTGGCCGACTGGTCCAGGCAGTAGGGCAGGAACTCGTTGGTCAGGTGGTTGACCAGCTTGTCCAGCTGCGCCTGCTCCACGAGCAGGTTGAAGTCCGGGGTCACCTCGGCGTCCGGCTTCTTGAACTTCGACGTGGCGTTGCGCGTGAGCGCCTCCGCGTACAGGAAGTTCGGGAAGGACAGACGACCGTAGATCGTGACGGTCTTCGGGTTCTTCGCACCCATGTGGGTACCTCTCTCTCTTGTTGGGAACTGCCGAAAAATTTTTCGGTGAACCGGCCCATCCCAGGCCACGCGCACTGGGATGGGCCGGAGTCTCACCAGGCGAAGCGGTATCCCGGTGCCGCCATGATCAGCGGCCGGACCTCGCTTGCGAACTGGCCGATGCACTCGGCCAGGAACGACGGCTGGTTCACCAGGCTGATGTCCAGCACGGTGCCCACCCGACCGACGCACTCGTCGAGCAGGTGCTGCTTGGCCGACAGGCTGGAGTCGTAATCCGCCACCGTGATGACGGTGCCCCAGTCCCGGTCGAACAGCGGAGCCAGCTCCTCGTAGTGCGTGCCGGCGAACTCACATGCAGCGAGGACATCGTCCACGTTGTACGTGCCCGGCTCCCAGAACGTGCAGTGGTTGGACACCACGGCGAGCGCAGCGTTCGCCTTGTACGACAGGGCCACCACGTCCTCGATGATGGTGTGGATGGTGTCCGCCGTCATCGAACCCGACACGTCCAGGATCAGCAGGTTCTGCTGCTGCAGTCCGTGGTGGATGGTGGCCTGGTAGTTGCCCAGCGTCGGACGCTTCGCGTTCAGCGTCATCATCGACTTGAACAGCATCTCGCCGTTCTTGCCGGGCAGCATGTCGAC